TTCTATCTTCTCTGGACATATTCTTGAATGGATTACCAGTCATCTTTACCCTACCTTGTGTAGGTAATGACCTATCTGTATTTACAGATTTTGTTGAATTTTCTTTTATATCATCAACATAACTTTCAAGCTCATTTAAATCTAGCTTGTTTGCTATGTTGATCTGCTTTTCACTGAGGTTGTGAGATTTCATTAAACTTTCCCTCTTCTGACTCTGGTACTCTTCCCACTGCTGGGCTTTTGCTTTAGCTTCAGATAATTCAGTTTCTTGCTCAGTTAACAAGGCTTTGTATTCCCCTTGCTTCTCAAGCTCTTTCTTTCTTTTCTTTTGCTGATCTTCTTCTAATTTAATCAGCTTTTCTTCCATCTTCTTTTTATCTGCTATAACTTCTGCAAACCTAGAATAAGGTACAGATTCAGAAACGCTTTTTACAGCTTCTGGCTGTTCTGTGGTTTGTTTTACGTCATCCACTTTGACTGGGTCTTGTTTTACATCTTCAGACATTGATGAACTCCTTATCTTTTTATTTTAATTTCTATATCTTGTTTTTCATATTCAGATATTTTTCTATTTATTTCTCTTTGTAAAGACCTAGAAATAAAAGATAGATTTTTAAAAGATATGCCATATAGGTCATAATCTCTTTTAGCATTACCCAGAACTACAAGTGGATTTCCATAATCAATATTGAAACCCTTTTTAGTGGGTGTGCTTTTAATTTTATTTAATGTATCACCAGTTAAACGCATATTAACAAATTTAGTAGTTCTATCTGCTGATACTTTTTTAGTAGCCTTACCAGCTTTTTTTGCTTCTTTGTAAGATTCAGATTTGTATTTGAAACCTTTTTTATTATTCTGGAAAATACCTTTCCCAGCATCTAAAATAATCCTACCAGCCACCTTAGTGCCTAGCTGATCCATAAATCTTCTGGTAAATATTGGTACTTGTCCTAAATTCATATCATTCCTTTAAACTGCTACAATAGTATGTCTACAGTTATGACCCCCAAATCTCTTCAATGTAAATTCAGCTTTTTGTTTCTTTTTTACGAATACTTTTTTCTTAGTATCAAACGTAGGTAAAGCCAGTTCCCCTTTTCTCATTTGTTTGCCTATAGCTCTTAATTCAGCTTTAGTATAACCTCTTCTATTCTTTTGATTATCTAATATAAATCTACAAGCTGGTCTATTGGCTTTGTCTCTGCTACCAACATATCTAAATTTTTGCTCTGGTACATTATCAAACACTTTAAAAGTAGATGTTCGGCTAAACTCAGAAAAAGCATCCCTAGCTATCATTCTTGCATCACCAGTTAAGATTTGATCTCCAAACTGTGCTTTGATTCTATTGCCTATTTGTGTTGAGGTTTCACCAGCTATGATACCTCTAAATAAACTTGATTCAAGTTTCTTTGATTCTGATGCTAGACTACCTAATAATGCTTCCCCATCTAAATCCCTTAATAACTGTAATTCATTTGCAACAGCATCAATATTTAATCTGGCTAGTTCTGGCTTATCAGCAAATATACTTCTATATCTGTTCACTACTTCTTCTGCTTGTGTATCATATCCATTCATAAGTTTTTGAAAGCTTGTATTAAATCCTTTATTTTGCAACTCAGCAAATAGATCAATTTGTCTGCCAAGTGCAACAATCTCTGTATCTGATAATGATGAAAGTCTAGTGCCAAGTTTTTCAATATCAAAAAACAGTTTTTCACTAAGGCTATCAAGTTCTTTATAAAATACATCAAATATATCAGCCACTAATAATTCTTTCTACTAAGCTTCCTTGTTGCTGTGGTGGCTGTGCTTCTTGCTGTTCTTGTCTTATTTCACCTAGCTTTGATTCTAGTTCTTCATCATCTATATCTGGATTAAGAGTTTTTAAAAGTTCTCTTTGTGTAATGATACCCATATCCTTTTTAGTCTGCAATAATTGTAGCTGTTCAAGATCACTAAGTGGAAATGTCATTTCTGGGAAGTCTACATAATAATCTTCAGATAAAGTTACATTTGCATCTACTTCTAATACTCTTCTATCTACATCATACCTATCTGATTCAAATTTACGCCATGTATCTTCAATTGAAGCTTCTCTTTGCTCTATGTTTTCTATATTCATAATCTTTAATGCTTCACCAGATACTGGATTGCCACCAACATCAGCAAACTTAATTTGTAAATGATTATTAGAAGCAACAGACTCAATAAAGAATTTTGTAGTATTTATTATTTCTTGTAGACCCCCACTAGGTGCAGTCATATTAAAGTCTACATCACTAGGCAATACTAATACTTTATCTATACCAAGTTTGATAGGCTCAGATGGGTTTACATCTAGTCCACTGATCCATTTAATACCACCAGTAGCCCCCATTCTTATGGCTAGTGCTAGTTCAGTCATAGCCATGTCTAAATGTTGATTAGCCATCACCACATCAGAAGCATTGGTGCTAAAATAATCCCTGACCATTGGGCTACGCCTTGTAAATGTAAATGGTAAAATATCGTATGGGTTTATATCTAATTCATTCTGCTTGTATTTATTGCCATCACCATCCACTAAAAAATGCATCCCTTGCTGACCATTAATTGACTCAGACCAAAAAGCATAGATGTCTTGTTCTGTTCTATCATATCCATGTCTTTGTACTGGGTACATAATAGCACTGGGTGTATCCATACCATGCAAAAAGAACACCTGAAAGAATGGGATCAGATGATATTCTAATACTTGTTTGTCTGGATTATACTGGGTTTTAAATGCCATGTTGCCTAATAAAAAATTAAGCTCTTCTAGCTGTCTACATTTAGAATTAAGATCACCTATATAATCATTATATCTTTCATCTGTTATTCTTTCAATATCTTGTTTGCCATATACTATAGATTTTGCTTTTACAATACGTCTAGTAATATTAGAACAAAACATAGGAATCTGAGAAAGTGTCATGCTATCAAAGTATGGTCTAATATATTTATCAGTTTCTATCCCCTCATAGTAATCCATCAGCATTTCATTTTCTTTATATCTATTACGTTCTATTCTTTCAAGTTCATCTGTTAATATTTTATTAATGGTCTGTTTGCTTAAATCTGGTATTATCATTTTTTAAAACTCTGCATAGTTAATATTTTTTACATAAGAAGAATGTTTAAGGTTTATATAGTATGTTAAACTATCTAAAAAGTGTGTAAGGCTTAAATCTGTTTTATCTAATGAACCATCTGGCTTCCTCTGACATAGTTCAAAATCCCTTATAAGCTTTTCACATTTAGGTGATACAGTGAGCCTTACATTATCATCTGCATCAAGTAAAAGCCTATTTAAGTCATATAATCTTTGTTTTACATGAGGTGCTTTAGGTCTGGCATATACATTGAACCCATACTGTTTTAGTATCATATGATCACTATGATTATTCTTTGCTGTAGTGCTTCTAGCCTTTCCAGCTGGGTCTGGGTAAATATCTTTGATTTGTGGATACTTTTGCTGAATATATTTTGCCATAGCTTCAGTGTTAGAATTTTCTAAATACAATTCATCTACTACTACTACTGTATCTGATATAACACCAAATATAGTTGTAGCCATCATTGATACATTAAAATCACATCCAGCATATAACTTAGGTGGCATATCTATTGGCTCTTTTATATGTTTGCTTCTATCAAAGTTCCAGACAGCCTTATTGCCACCAATGCTAACAAAATCCCCTAGTATCTCTTGTTTATACTGGTCAGCAGTCATTGTACGTTTAGCATCTTCAATAGCTTCTTTTGGTATCATACCTTTTTCAAGTGTGCTAAACTGCCATGATTTATAGTTCTTATCCTGACCTTGACCTAACATAAATAGATTGTAGAAATGATTGAATGAAGCTGGTGTAGAGCATAAAAGAGCTTTAGCATTGTGATCAAATAGCATAGGCATAACTATTTCTGTAAATACATTTTCTTTGATATATGCACATTCATCTAGTACTACAGCGTTTGAACCATTGTAGCCCAAGTTAATACCCCTGAGACTGTTGGCATTGTCTGCCCCTTTAAGTAGTATTTGTGCATTATTTGAAAAGGTAAATGATAGCTCTGTTTCATTGATCTTTACGTCTTTATTCTGGCTTAATAAGTTTTTCATAACTGGGAACATAATGCTTTTGGTCTGAGAATGATAGGGGCTTAAATACATTCTGCGTTCTCCAGCTTGTAACTTTTGATGTAGTAGAAATATTGCTGACAGTGTTGATTTGCCCCACCGTCTGCCACATGATAAAATCTTGTACTTTGCTGGGTGATTTATTATTTCCCATCTTGTATTGTCTAGCTTTAGTTTCATTCATCAACTATTCTCAAAACTTCTATTGGATTATCATTTTGCACTTGCATCCTCTGTACACTTGAACCCTCTAAACGCTCTGCTATAAACTTGATAGCATTAAGATCACCAGATAAAGCCATATCATAGGCTTTTTCTAATACTTCTTCTTTTAGTGTTTTATCTTTGGCTACAATTCTTGAACCAATTTCAGTAAGTATGTCAGCAATAGCTAAACCTTTTTTAGGTCTGCCTTTTGGGTTGCCTGATTGACCTTTTTTAAATTGACCATTTTCAAGCCTGATAATTGCTTGTTTTTCTGGGGTTTCTTTATTCATACACCTTGAGGGTAGCTACCTTAATAAAAGTTTCTTAAAACCTAAAATATACGCATTATAGCCTATTAATTACCAGATATTGTATCTTCAGTGCCAGTTTCTAATATTTCAAGTTAAGCAATTATAATAAATAATAATAATTTGTAAAGGTAACTTTTCTGGTGTACTGATTAAACAGTATGTATACAGTTATAAATATAAATATTATATAAATATAAATAATATATAAAGCAAAAAGCCCCAAGTTTTTACGCTCAGGGCTTGATGTTGGTATGTAGTGGGGTATATTCTAAAATTCCATATCTTTGAAATAGAATTTAAGATCATGTTTTATATTATCTAAAAAAGCATTATAAACCATATCTCTTTTTTCTTCTGGTGTGCAATCATCCCACTCAGCACCTAAATCATCTTTTAAATCTTCTATAGTTTCATCTGTAGTGTAATCAAACTTGACTAAACCACCCTCATCAAATGTTATTGTATGATTTTTGTATTTCATTTTCTCTTCTCCCTCTGGGGTGGCTGTTAAGCCACTCCCTCTTTATGTAAAAAGTTTTTAACTGTAACTGAACAATTCTCTGCATCCAATTCAGTGCCTACAATATCAGTTCTTGCATCTAAATTTTTATTAGCATCTTTAATTTTTACTTTTTGACTTTCACCATATATACCTAAATGGTTGTGAACTTCAATATAAGCAAAACCCTCTTCATTGATCCTAACTGCAATATCTAACCCCTTTGCAACTTCTATGTTAATACCTTTACTAACATAATCAAGATCATAGTCTTTACTTAAAGGTATGCTATCTAAATTAATATAGGGTCTATTATTCCAACCTTTAAAGTCTTGCAAGTTAAGTGAAATTGTTTTTTTGTTTTGGTTTAGTTTTTTTTCTTTTAACATTTTATTCTCTCTTGTTTGTGAATTAATAGTTCTCATGTAGTAATTATAAGGCTTTTTATATATACTTGTCAAGTTTTATTTACAAAATAATTAAAAAGATGCCCCAGCTACTATTCTTCACTGGGGCTTGGAGAGAGAACATTTACCTAAATTGGGTTAGTTTCTTATGGTTTCTTTCATTTATTTCCCTTTGCAAGTCCATAGCTGATTGTCTCCATAGATCACATTGTACCCTATAATAATCTATTTTACTTTTGCTGTTATTTGCAATAACAATAAATAATATTCCCATTACAAGTATTGCTGATATTGGTATAAACATTTTTTACCTCTTAAATTTTTTAAGGCTCAAGCAGTTATTGTTAATTGTGAAATTAATGCAATGTACATTTCAAAAATCAATAATCACTTTGATTTAAATCAATTGTTTAGCTCAAGCCTTAAAGTTAATTATTTGTCTTACTTTGTGTAGTAACTATTAGCACTTGATCTTCTGCAATCCCATGTATCAAGCAAAACACCATCCTTTAAGCAAGTGAAATGCCCATTTATTTGAATGAGGTAAACACCATTCATAGGGAATTGACCTACTTTTAATTTTCTGTTTCTACTATTTCTCATTGGTTTATTTTTTGTCCAGCCTTTTCTTGTTAAATACTCCTCAACACATTTCCAACTATTTGGCAAGTTAAGCATTTCCCAACTTAGATCAAGTAACTCCTTAAAGGTTTGTTTGTAGTCCTGATCTAATCCAACAGCAATAGCTCTTATTACACAATCACTAACTGAATCTTTTTTATACTTGATTGATCTATATTTTTCTCTGCCACCATATGATTTTTGAAACTTCATTTTGACACCTCTACAACTTTAAATTTTTCAAGTATTGTAAATTCTTGATCAGATGCCCCATTTGATTCTAAATACTTTAAAGCATCAAATTTTGAATTGAATACCTCAGCTACTTCAAAAGTAAAGGTTTCATCAGCCTCATAACCTACACCGTATGATTCAAGTCTAGCATCTGTTAACACTTGCCTTTCCTCTAAAAAGCACAACATATATTGTTTTTTTATTCTTGTTTTCATTTTCGTTCTCTCTGTTTTGTTTTAGTGAATTAATCTTTACAAAGGTAACAATAATAAATTATAAGTGTCAAGCTTTATTTACAAAAAAATAAAATAGGGCTGTGGTGTGCCAACCATATAACTTTTTTCAAACCACATACTAGGTTTTAAAATTAGTTAACAGCCCTAAAATGGTAAATCATCTTCTGTTTCTTCATAATGTACTGGCTCTTGCTTCTGTTTAGGTTCAAATGTATCTTCATAAACATAATGTGTTACACCAGTCTCTGAGGGTTCTTTTCTTTGTGCTATAACAATATTCACTGATCCATTTTTTTTAATTGAATCTATTTCTTTTATAAAGTCATCATATTTAATCCAGCAATTTATAATAGAACCACCATTATCAAACTTTTTTTCTTTTAGAACTATTCCATTTATATATTTTTTTTCTTGCATTGTTATTATCCCTTTTTAATAAAACCTTACTTTTTCTTTTTTTGGTCTATTGTAATTATATATTTTTTCTATTATCTGTAAATAATCTTCTGCTCTTGGTACATCAACTAGCTTTGTAGTTTGATAGGATAGTTTTTTGATAAACTCTTGATGGTTATATTCTGGATTATCAAATAAATCTAACATAGCATAAACAAAACTTCTTCTTTTGTAACCCTCATAATATTTTTTCATTACAATAATTTTCTCAGCTAATTGTATTGATTTTTTTAAATTAACTATTTGAAACAGTCCATCTTTAAATTTTACATTAACTGCACCAGACATTCTTGTATCTAAAGAAAGTATAGCCATAGTTTCATTATGATTAAAGCCATATTTCTTTTTAAAATCTTTGTATTGAATATAATCTGGATAACCTAATTCACAGTAACTATTCATATAGTTTTCACAGTTCCATCCTTTAGTATTAGTATTTAATCTTCTGACCTGATCAAGTTCTAATCCTTTTACCTTTATAAAGTAAATTTCTTTTTGAAGTTCTTTTACAGCTTCAAATCGGTGTTGCCCATCTATTATTTCATACTTTTCATTTACTATGATTGGCACTTCTAAATATTCTTCTTTTATAGATTGTTTAATTCTGTTTAAATGTGATTTATTTATAAACCTATTACCTTTTATTTGTGTAAAAATACTGTAATCATTGGTTTTCATAACTTGATTTATTATTTTCATATTATTTCCTTTTCATTTTTTGTAATATGTTTTTTATTCCTTGTTCTGATAAAAAGAACTCTTTTGATAATATATCTATCACCTTAGCATATTTATGATCTGTATATTGTCTTAAAAATTGATATGCAGTAGATATTTTAATATCCCTTAAATGCGTATCCCTTATTAACTTTTCTTTAGAATCTGCAAATTTAAATCGCATAAAAATTAAAATGTTTGGTGTCTACAAATAATGCTGTATCTCTTTGTAAATAAATTTCAGATAGTGGGGTCTGGGTTTTTCTTCTAGTTGGTGAGTTTAATATTTCTTCAGTGATTCTTAACAAAGCAAACAATTTGCCATGTTTATTTGTTTGACAGTAGTAATAATATTGATTATCATGGGTAGCTTTTAAATATTTTAAACGTCTTTTAAAAATGCTAATATCTTTAAATGGGCTTAGTTTATGTGTATAAAAACTATTATCTATCCAATCTTGTGTGTTGTTTTTACTGGCTTCAATATGCAAATATTTACCTTTATAATAACCCAGCAAATCTATACCATATTTATCAGGGTTATCTTCTAAAATAATATTCCATTCAATTCTAAAAAAATTTTTTACAGCTTTTCTGGCAAATTCATCATTTTGATCATAGTTTTTTTGATTAAATGGTTTCATTTATTTTTATTAATTCTCTAAGTTTTTTTCTTAATAGTTTTAAATCATCTTTAGACCATTTTTTAATTTTATTAGCTCTTAACACTAATTTATTAAATTTTCTTAATCCTAGTTTTTTCTTCATCCAATTAGTGTGTATTAATGGATTC